TCCATCGGCAACTTGCCTCATCTAGCACCGCTTCATCGTGGCACTTTGGCGCAATAAAAGCATCGCGTACTAAATCGTATGTGTAGCCAATACCAGCATAATTAAATCTAATGTTGTTATTGTAACTTGTACGCTTGCAAGTTTGATTGCGAAAATTGCCATACCAAGTTTCTGTGTCTAATCCTTCAATGGTTTCGCTCTCATCAATGCCAGTAATTACTTCTGTCACAATGCCATTAGTGATAAACGCGTAGTGTGCCATTAGACTGTCACCGTTCCCGTTCCAGCCGTAAATTGATAAATTGTGTAGCCACCACTGTATGTTTTGGAGTAAGTTAAGCCGCCGCCAATAGATGCAAAATCTAAAAATGATGCCGTTAAATAGCGTAAAATAACAATACCTGAGCCGCCTGTGGATGCGTTAGTACGGTTGCCATTATCTCCGCCGCCGCCCCCGCCCGTGTTGACACTACCGTTAGTTCCTACCGCGCCGCTTGATCCGCCTGCACCACCGCCCCCATTACCCCCTGCGGCTGAATATGCCGTAGCGTTGTAAAATCCACCACCGCCACCGCCTGCATAAAACACACTAGAACCTGAATAAGCATTAGCTAAACCTACGCCACCTGCACCCGATACTGAACCGCCTGTAGCATTACCGCCCACCGCACCTGCACCGCCGCCACCGCCTGCGGGATATGGTGCAGAATTGTTGCCGTTATTGCCACCGCCTGCGTTGCCTTGACCTGCTGGGCTAGCCGCGCCGCCTGTTGTGTTTACACCATTACCAGCACCACCGCCGCCACCTGATCCACCTGCAACGCCGTTATCTTGAATACCACCGCCGTATCCGCCGCCTGTGCTAGTAATTGTGCTAAATACTGAATTACTGCCTGCGTTCTGACCACCTGCGCCGATTGTTACTGTAAATGAACCTGAAATAGCAAAACCTGTTGCAGTTCTTAATCCGCCTGCACCACCGCCGCCCTGCCCTTTAGTCGTTTGGTTGCTTCCACCACCACCTGCGACCACTAAATAATCAACGGCAGTCGGTGCAGTTTGTAGATGACCGCTTATACCGCTTGCCATAATTCCAAGCATCGGGCTCATTACGAAATATCTCCAAAAACTATCCAAGAATTAGCAGCTAGTTTTTTACAGGTTGCACCGCTATTAGCTACACGCAATTTAGGCGTTGCACTTGTAGCACCCGTACTAATTACTGTCGTAGTGCCAGGAGTTACTGCGCCTATGGTTGGCTGGCCTGCGCCCGTAATCCAAAATACATTTATCTCGGTACCTACGGCAAAGTTAAAAGTCGCATCTGTTGGGATATTAAATTGCTGAGTTGCTGCGTTGTTCATCGAGAAGATATTGCCTTGATCTCCTGAGGCAAAGGTATAGGCGGCAGTCTTAGCGCTGTAGGTGCTAGCGTAAATTGCGTTCATCTGCGCGGCAGTAAGTACCTGGCCTGTTGTAAAAGTTTGGAACGTCATTTTATCTCCTTAGTAGCTTAGTACGCCTGTATCAAGTAATCCATATATTGCATTATCTAAAATAAACCCGTCTATGATTGGCTCTAATGTAGTAAAGGTTACCTTCCATAGGTTAGGGCTTATGCTCATAGACACCCCAAAAATCTGTAAAGTTTTAGTTAAGGTTGAGGCCCCAGGCTGGTTAGTGGTTATAGTGATTGGGTCAAAAAAGTCAAGGCTAAGGGCTGCAATAATGCCCGTGTTGTAGTTATCTGTGTATAGGTCAAGGGTTATAGCATCGCAGCGTACGGTGGTCTCTGCCCGTGAGGCTACATAGGCCTGAGCATAATCTAGGGCTACGGCATCGGTCTGCATAAGTAAGTTTTGTTGGTTATAGCTGTGCAGAAAGTATTTATCTATGCTGGCCTGGTCTATGGCTGTCTGTACGCTGCCACCGCTACGGGTCACATTAGCCTGGTTATAGACTAGGACATCATTAAGTATCCATACAGCATTATTGTAAGCAATATCTGTGCCATCATCGTTAAACTCCGTAGCTGTTCCCGATACTGAGCTAGCCGTTAGCGCTCGATCCTGAAAGACGAAACTGCCCGAGGCATCTACATAGAGTGCGCCATACTCACTTGTCTCTACTGTCTGCATAGCTGCTAAACAAGTCCTAGGGGTTGCCGGATCGCTAGCCATTGTAGTTAAGCCTGCATCAATATCGCGCATAGAGTTAGGCCAGGAGATAGCATCAAGCAAGTTATTTATCCTAGCGCCACTTAATTGGCCCGCGCTCGTGCCGCTTACTGTTGCTATCTGTGCATTTTGGGCCAGTCTAAAAGCATCTACGGCGTTTATCGTGGTATAAACAACATCGCTTGCATTTTGCGGTGTAGTTGTAGAGTAGCTAGTAATAAATCCGCTAAAGATTGGATGGGTAACTGAGGCGTAAGTAGCCGTTATAGCAACTTTGCGCATAGGGCTAAGTAGGCCAAAGTAAGGGCTGTTAGGGTTCTGCGGGTTGAAATCACCGTTCTGATCTACGATACGCAGGCTAAGAGTGCCTGTCTGAAACTGGTCTGCCTCTGCCTGTCTGCCTCGATTAGTGGTTATGTAATCTATCTGATCCGACACATCCACAATAACTGCTACCGAGTCTGCAAGGACATTAGTATCTAGTAGCCCCTGGTCTAATATCATCGCCTGCGCAAAGGCTGGCCCTGTACTAAAGTTAATAAAAGCATTAACTACTGGGATAGTCACTATAGGCCGCCTGCATAGTCTAGGTTATTGCCAAAACGGTTAGCATTTTGTACGGCCTTTTGCACCATACGGGCAAACTCATCGGGGCTAGCTATAACCCCAGCGCTTATATTTACTGTTGGCGCAGCGTTAAATAGAGAGCTATTTTTAAAGGCTGCCTCATTTTGTGCATTTTGATAGTCGAGTAGATCGGCTGCAGCGTTAGCCGCTGCCGTTGCCGCTTCCCAGTACTCAAAAAGGGCATCTGTACCTAGCGCAGTTTGTAATAAAATTGTAGTTTCGGCTTGGGTTATTGTGCCTAACTTGCCACCTGGGGCCGCTGTAGCTGTTGGCGTTACCGTTGGCGTAATAACTGTAGGTATTACTGCGTTAGGTGTATTAGCAGGTACAAGGGTTTTAGTACCTTGCAAGGCGTTCATTTGTTTAATTTTTTCTATAGCAGCATCTAGGTTAGCCAGGTCTATTAAACTCTTAGGCAGGATACTCTCTAGTATGGTTTTTATATTAGCTAGCTTTAAGGATTGATTACTTAAAGTGCCTAATATGGCTATATCTGTGTTAAGTTTTTTAGCCGCTGCCGTTGCAGCTTGGACATCTTTAGCTGCTATAGCATCCTCTAGGACTAACATATCTTGCTTAATAGTCAAGCGCGCTAGATCGTTAGCAATACTGAGTAGCTGAGTCTGCGAGGTAGCTTTACCTAGCGCCTGGGTTGAGCTAAGAATAGCGGCGTTTATCTGTATCTTATCCATATCAAAGACATCTACGCCCTTAGCAAGAGCTAACGCCGCCTTATCAAGGGCTGCCTGGTCTTTCTTAGCCTTTGCTGTAGCTAGGGCTGCCGCTGCCTGATCCTTGGCAAGTTTGGCTAATTCTTTATTACGCTTTATTGCATCTAACTCGGCTTTCTTTTGCGCTGCTAAGGCAGACTTTTGTAAGTCTTGGCTTTGTACGCTCATAGCCATATTGCCTGCGCCTGTAGGGCCTACTCTAAAACTACCTGCTCGCCCGCCGCTAACCATAAATCCTGGGCTAAAAGCCTTTTGTGCCTCGGTGCCGTTAAGCGCAGCTACCATATTGCCTATCTGTGTTACAACTGAGGCAATACCAGTAGCTAGCATATCTATCTTAGTTATTAGTCCATCTACACCTTGGCTACCACTTACCTTAATTACAGCATCTAAAAGCGCTGTGCCTATAGTTTCGCTAGCGTTAGATGTAGCTACGCCCAAACGGGCCATTGATCCTGCATAAGTATTAAGAGCTATTCCACCTGCACCTGCAAAGTTTTGCCGTAGTTTTGTCTGTATCTCATCAAAACTCATAGCCTTTAGCTCGGCCTGGGTTAGTCCTAAATTAAGTTGCTTTAATCCTTTGTTGTTGCCTACATAGGCCTGGCTTAAAATATCTACAGTAGAGGCATAGTCCAGGCCGCTGCCACTTGATACATCAAAGGCAAGCCCCATTAGGTCCTGAGTCTTTGTAACTGATCCTGTTACCTGAGCTAGCTGAGAATAGGCAGGCCTTAAATTATCATCAAGTATTGCCGTTTGCTTTTCCATTGACTGTATGAAGCTCTCAGCATCTACTGAGGCATAAGCTAGGCCTATATTTTTTAGATTATTAGTTAATATTTTTTGCGCTTTTTGGTCTTGTGCCGCTGCAGCCATTGAAGCCTTGCCATATTGCACAATGGCCCGAGTGCCATAAGCTACGCCTAATACACCTGCTAACTTTTTAGTATTCTTAATTAACTTTTCAGTTGCAGTATCGGCCTGCTTAAAGGCTTTTTTACCTGTAAAAACTGAGGCTATATCTATTCTTAAAGCGGGATCAGTAGCCATTACCTAGTACCTAACTGAGCGTAAAACTCTCTTTTAGATGACTCAATAGCTTTTACTACTGCGCCATTTGTTTTGCCGCCGTCTTGTTTCCAAGCCCTAAAAATGGCGCGGCCTTTGTATTTACGGGAACGCCGCCCGCGGCCTACTTGATTATTGGCATCTACAATAAGCCCCTGCTCGTTTAGTGCGTCTATAAATTGCGCCCCTGCAAAAGGGTTATTGCTAGAAGATTCTTTATTTGTACCACTGCGGGTGTAGCTATACTCGTAATAACTTTTCTTTTTAGTAATTGTTGAAATTTGCGGACGTCCACCAGGATTTTTACGTCCTGCAGTTTCATAAATAGCACCTGCCGCGCTTGCATTGACAATACGAGCAAGACTTACAAAACCTGACCTGTTTGGTTTTGATGGTTTTACTGAATAACCAATACCCGCTACAGCCTCATTTCTATCCCAGGCTCTATATTCCCATCTACCTTTTTGTGTTCCTTCTTGCCAACCCGATAGGTCAATGGTAGAGGGTATAAATCCTCGAGCGCTTTTTACAATAGGTGCAAAGAGTGTATCCATCTCTTGATAGATAAAAGAGGATAAGTCAGTTGTAAAACCTTTGAGGGCTTTGCGTAATGCCTCACCGCCTTCTAGCTTTGTTGGCAACTTGCATCTCCTTCGCTCGATCCTTTAACACCTGCAATATATTAGCTAGCATTACGCTATCTAAATCTAGTAAAGCCTGGGGCGCGATGCCTGTTTCCACGGCTAGCTGCGCTATGAGGTAACCAAAGTTACCGCGCCCCACTACTCCAAAGGGTTATCTTCTAGCACCTCGACCTTAGCCAGGGTGTCTAGAAAGGCAGCCCCAAAGACGGGTACAGTTTCGCCGCTAGTGCGTATGCACTCCCAGGCTAGCCAATACACATCGCTTTGCTTCTCATCATCTCTAAAAGCTTTATGAAAGCCTTTTTTAGCGTATAGCTCAAAGGCATACTCAATACGCGGAGTTATCTGATGCTCAGATACCGATCCGTCAGCCCTTGTTATTTTAAGTTGTGCCATTGTCTTAGCCCCTTTGCTTAGTTAGTTACGCTGTTGTGTCTACAACGATTACGCTGTTGCAGGTAAAGGTAATGGATTGTGTAGAGATATCTGCTACTGCGCCGTTAATATCTGTAGTGTTATTTACTAGCACTGTAGTTTGATATTCCGGATTTGTAGCCGAAATTACAGCGCTGGTTTGCTTTAGCGTCAGGGCAACAGTTGTACCCCAGGCTGCCTGCAAAGTCTGTAGCACGTTAGATGCTGCAGTATCGTTAAGAAAGTCTAAAGTAATAGTGCTGGCCTCTAGGCCCTTTACGAATTTATGTGCGTTATCGCCCATAGCTGTAACTTCTAGCTCATCAAAGCTGCGGTTAATTGTTGCACTAGTTACGTGATCGGAGAGCGCTACAGAGTTAAGCGTAACTACCACTCCATTACTTAGATAAATAGCCATCGCTTATGCCTCGTCCTTTTCTGTTGGTGTTTCTTTAGGTGGTTTTGTTACTTTAACCTCGCTAGGCAATTCTTGGCCTATCTTGATTAAAAACGCTTTATCTTCATCGGTTAGTGCCATAGGTCAGCTCCAAGCTGTTAGTACGTTGATTGTAATATCGGCTGTTAGTAAGTCACCGCTAGCCACACTTAACACGCTAGGGGCGCTAACAGAGCTAACATTAAATACGATTGCGCTAGCAGCTAGTAAATTAAACACAGCTACTATGGTGTCCTCGATGCCTGTTAAGTTGCCCTCGTTATCAAACATAGGCACAGTAATAATAATCTTAAAGTTTGCTAGCGGCGATATAGTTGAGCGCGAGTTATTGCTAGGCGTTAAATACGGATCGGCAGGGGCCACGATAACGCTGTTAGCTAATATATTGCTAGGCGGGTAGGCAAAGGTAGACCAGGCCGCGGCATTAGTTATAGCTGTAGCTATTGTGGTGCGTAGCGTAGTTATGGCTGCAGGCATTAGCCGACCATAGCGCTAGGGTTTAGATAGTTTGCTAGCAAGCCTCTAATAGATGCCATCAAAGTATTACTCATCTTAAACGGGCTAGGGCTATATCCATCTACGCCGGTGCCGCCGTTCTGTGTACTAAAGCGCGCTGTCCATATATTTTCTGCCAGGATAAGCGCGGCCGCGTTTATGGCTGGTGTGTTGGCATAGCTGGCAGTCTTTGTATCATCGCCCGTTGCTGTGCCGTATGGCAGTACGCGCCTAAAGTTTTGATCCGATGCAGTCTTAGCATATTGTATAAAACTATAACCCTGCGGAAACTGCCAGTAGTTAAGCTGCATATTAAAGGCTGGCAAGATATTACTTGTGCCTGTGCTAAACGGGATAGTGGCCGTAATGGTGTATGCCCCGTTAAAGGTAGAGCCAGCCCCAGCAATAGTTACAGATTGGCCCGTAGTAAATATGCCAGGGTTGGCTAGCATAACTGTAGCAACATTAGACACTAAAGCTGTGCCTACAACAGGCGTGTTATCAAACCATAAAAACCCGTTAATTAAATCCTGTGCTGCCTGGCAGGTGTCCTCAATCCAAGTGTAAGAATCGTAAAGAGTACCGACACCGAGGCTAGCTTTAAGCGTAGCGGCTGTTACGTATGTAGCAGGCATATCGGTACTCCTTACGTTAGGTGAGTAGGGCAAAGGGCTAAATATGCCCTACCCACTATTGAGTTATTGCTTAGGTGATATTTAGGCGGCAGATACCGTTTGGAATTTTGGCAATAGTTGCCATAAATCCATAAATAGCAATCTGCACCTGCAGGTTACTTACAACATTTACGCTCATATAAGCTTGTGGACTTTCATAAACTGTAAAGGCCTCAGGAGCTAAAATAAATGCTGAGTTATCTACTACGCCTGCAGTCATAAATCTATCTACGTACAGATCAAGGCCTAGCATATTCCCGCGTACAGAATTATTACTAACCATACCTGCAGCGTTAGCTAGCGCAGAAGGGTTTGGCTGGTAAGCGTTAAAGATTGGGCGGCCTGTTGTATCTACTGCACCTAGTAATAGATTGTAGATACCTGTGCTGCCTACGAAGTTCTGTGCAAAGTAGCCGCTGTTTTTGTAAACGTTAGCTGTACTTTCTGCGGTGTATGAGATGAGGCCTGCCGCTGTAGCTGCAACGCTTGTGCTCGTAAAGCCTGTAGCGTTTATTGCTGAAATTACGGCGCTATCTGTTGCGTTCATATATGCCACTTGTAGCTGATTAGTAAGCTCATTAAAGAAATTGGGATCGTTAGTTCTCGAAAGAAGCTCTTGGGATAATGTATTCATACCTGAGTACTTATTAACAGTACCTGAAAGATACTCTGTAACCATACCTGTATTAGATACTGCGCCAGCTTCTGCCTCAACAGTTACAGTAGGTGCAACGCCGTTTAATCCGCCGTTACTATCTACAAGTGAAGGCACATTTATAGTAGTGCCTGTAGGTGGCAATACTCCACGGCTGCACGCATCGATGGCACTTCTTGGAAAGCGTGTATTACTAATAAACTCGCTAAGGTATTGCGTAGGGTTAAACGCTGGGTTAGTTGTAAACGAGTCATCGGCTGCAGTTATATATAGCTTTGACTCATCGCTACCTAGAGCAGCTTTAATCTTATGCTCTGTGTATGCGCCCATCGAGGTGATAGGTGTACGTACGCGCTGGGAATCTAGCGGGTTAGATCGGATAATTGGCCGTGCTGCCTCTACTACAGGTGCAGCCTCGGTGCTATCCTCGGTTTGAGTTTCGGGAGCTGTAGTCACAGCGGCCTCGCTTTCGGTTTGGGTTGGTTGGTTTTCTTCTACTGTTTCGCTTTCGCTAGCAGCAATACTTTGCACGGCGGCACTTGGAAAGGCGGCGGCCTCGACTAACGAGACTTCGCGCAAAGTTGCCGCCGTCACCAGGAGATAACCTTTTTTCGGCTCTGAGGCTGTCACTTCAACCCCAACGGAAAGGCCGTCCATTAGTTGTTCCTGGGCTAGCAAAATTGCATCATTACCGCGTGTACTTGCACTTATCTTAAAGCTGGCATACAGGCCATCCTCTGCAGACTGTATAGAAATCATACGACCTACAGGCTGGCCGGTATCGTGTGACATTAACAGTTTAATTTTATCGGGGTTAGCTGCAGTAATTGAGCCTTTGCTAAACATTACTTTACCGGCACTTGTATAACCTATCTCGCCATCGTAGGGCGCTATCTTGCCAGCGATAACGCGGCGCTCGCCTGCATCTACGGCCTGTACTACTCCACTAAACGTTAAGATCATTACTTGCCCCCTCGTTAAGGCCCATAGGGCTTAGTTGCTCCATACTTTGCGCTTGCTCTAAATCAATCAAACCTAGAGCTAACATCTTTTCTATTGCCTCTAATCGCGCCTTTGTATCAGCGCGTAAAAACGTTTCATCAATAGCAAAGCGCACAATATTGCCGTGCCGTGTGATATCGTCCATAGATAAACGGTTTTCTATTGCGCTAATAAACGGCTGCAAGCTATATGCTACGAATTCTTTGCGGCCATCTAATATATTTTGGTATGTCATAGAGTTATTCATATCTGCACTTATGTAATATGCAGGCACGTTCATTAAACGCGCTATCTCTGTAGCTAGGTACTGGCTAGCCTCTGTGTAGAGCATATCTTTAGGACTAAAACCCACAGTCTGATAATCCAGGGTGCTTGTTAAGTATGCAGTAGATCGAGATGCACGTGCGGCTTTCCAAGCTGCAAGGATGCCGCTAACTTGTGCTTCCGGTAAATCAGCGCCGCTATTTTTAATAAATCCTGTAGCCATAGGAGTAGCCGCTGCAACACTTGCCGCTTTTTGTACATCTATTGCGCTCTGTATTGTGCGCGCGCCAGTTTCTAATACGCCAGGTAGCAAACTTTGAAACGTAACTAAACTGCCAATACCTGCCATAGGAGTTACA